TTTTCTAATAAAGAAAGATGGAAAGAAAAACTTTTAAATATTTATAACGGAGAATAGTATATTATGCCGAAAACCAATTTATCATTAGGAAATTTATACAGAGCAATAAGTGGTTCGGCCAGAACATCACAAGTCGTTAGTTTAAGTGGCTTGAATGGTGGTGGATCGAGTATATCATTTAGTGCATTTGCGATTGATTCAGTAACGGTAACACCGCCTACATTTACATATATTGTAGAAGATACAAGTGAAAATGCAACATTTACATTTACATCACCTGGTACAAGACATGGTGTTAAAGTTGGAATAGTTGCAAACAACTATACTTGTTCCTTTGATAACTCAAATTTTACCGTACCAAGTTCATCATTGGGTGCATCCCCATCTTTTAACATAAAGGCAGCTGCACAACAACCAGCACCATATACAGGTTCATCGGCAGTATTGACTATGGCATATGCGGATGGTTATAATATCAATGCAACCAACTATGGTGAATCTGGTAAGCAAACAAAAACATTATACGCAGTTGATGTTTATAATACAATTAACGAACCTGATTTTTGTTTATTATTTGGAACACAGATTCAATTGCAAGATGGAAGTGAAATGAATGTAGAAGATTTGCGTGTGGGTGATGTTATAAAAGCGTGGGTTCCATCCGGACTACCAGATGAAGATTTACCAATTAATACGGATAGTGTAGATTGGAGAATGTATTTGTTAGAAAATTTAGAAGGACAGGAACAAAATGTTGCAATAGAAAACATTACATTTGATTTTGCAGATTCTTATTATTCATTAAATGGTGGATTAATAAAAGCCACCGCATTACATCCACTATATGTTTGGGATTCACAAATAAGTAAATATAGATTCAAAAACGTTTGTGATATAATAATTGGGGATAAGTTAATAAAATATGATATAATTGACCAATTGGAAGAAATCGATATAATCGATATAGAATTGATATTCGATGATGTTGAAATTGTAACATTGAACGTAGAAACGGCAGACGTTTATATGTCAAATGGATTTATTTCACATAATAAGGGAACAACGTCTCAACCAAATATACCATATCCTGGATTAAGAATGTATTTGGATCCATCAAAAGCGGCATCATTCCCATCAGGATTACCATCAACCGGAACACCAACGGTAGATTGGTTAGATATTGCGGGATGGAATACGGGTGTAAGACCAGGAGGACAGGGTGGATTAGGACAGGGAAGTCCTACTTATAATAATGGTGGGGTGACTAGAAAAGATTATTACTATGCATTGAATGGTACTAATCAAATATTTTATAAAGATACAACTTCAAATATAAATGGTGGGTATTCGGAGTTCAATATTACTGCCGGTACAATACATATGTGGGTTAGACCTACAACTACATTGGGAACATCCACTAGAAGATTATTTGATTATAATGGAAATTATGGATTTGCAATAGAATCATCGGATAACTCTACGTTAAATAGATTAAAGTTTTACTCATCTACATTGGGTGATTCTGCACAAGTTACTACTTCCCTGTCAAGTAATGTTTGGTATTTAATATCCGTTTCATTCGGTAGTGCAGTAGCTCCGCAGTTTTATGTAGATGGTGTATCCGTTGGTACATTGACAGCATCAGCAACCATATCGGCACCAACAAGTACAAATTATATAGTTATTGGTGGTAATGATGCGTTCAGTAGTTTTTGGAATGGACAAATAGGTCCTGTGTTATTTTACAATAGAAGGCAAAACTCTACTGAAGTTGATCAAGTATATGATTATTTTTCACCAACATATAAAGTATAATTTGTTGTTTTGAAAATAAAAAATATATTTATACATTAGAAATACTAATTGTAATTAATCAATAATTAAAATAACATGGCAGAGAAAATTGTATCACCAGGCGTTTTTACAAGAGAGAACGACCTTTCATTTTTACAACAAGGAGTATCCGAAATAGGAGCAGCTTTTATAGGACCTTTCAAAGAAGGACCTGCAGTTCCAACAGTTGTAAATACACAAACCGAATTTGAAACTCTTTTCGGAATAGTAGATGATACCTACTATACACCATTGGCGGTGCAAAACTATTTAAGAGAAGCAGGAACTGCAACTATTTGTAGAGTTGTGGGTGTTGGTGGATACACTGCACAAAATCCTCTTTTGATAAACGTAAGTTCAGGATCAGATGGAGCAGCTGCAAACGCAATAGTATCTGCATCAGTTGGTATATTGTTTCCAACGGATAAAAATATATTGACTACTGGTTTAAGTGGATCTACATACACAACTGCAAATGGTAGTTTGGGATATGGTGATTTGATTATGTTTGTTACGGGTTCTACTAACTATACTGGATCAACATCTGTAGATCCTGAAGATACAAATGATATTGAATCCGTTTTTGGAACATCACCAATAGGAGCAAAGGGTGGATATGTTTATGGATTCTTTAAGAGCCCAGTTGAAACTACAAACGGAAAATCAATAGTATATGGTGCAACTGTATCATCTAGTGTTGTAGTATTGGGTGATCAAGACTTTACAGATGATGCACAAGAAGCGGTAACTCCATATGTTCAATCACAATTGATTTCAGGAGAAAGATATAATCTTTTCCAATTTGAAACAATTGGTGTAGGTAATTCTGCAAATACAAGAGTTAAAGTTGCAATCACAAATGTTAAAGCAGCTGGAACTGTTGCAGGAACGGATTATGGAACATTCACCGTTGTTGTTCGTGATTTCAATGATACCGATAAGAAAAAAGTAATACTTGAAACATATTCTAATGTAAATCTTGATCCTAATTCTCCAAACTATGTTTCAAGAGTAATAGGTGATAAATATATTTCAATCAGTGCTGCAGGAAAGATATCAGAAACGGGAGATTGGGTTAATTATTCAAAATATATTAGACTTAAAAATGTATCAACAACCGCACCGGTACAGGCAGTTCCATTTGCACACGCTGCATATCAATTACCTGTAAGTGCAGGAGCGTACGCAAACTGGATTCCAAAAGTAACATATAGTACCGCTTCTGTAAGTGATTCTACAAAATATAGTGGTATTGATTTAGATAACAATACTGATAATAATATATACTTAAAACCAATACCAGCTAGTGCAGGAGTAGGAGCAAATACAGTTTTCTCTTTAGATAGCACATGTGGATTAACATTAAGTGGTACATCATCTACCGATGTTGCAAAAAGACAATTCATATTAGGATTCCAAGAAGGATTTGATGGTATGAGTCCTACAACATCAATTTATAAAGGAGCCGATATAGTAGCAGGAAACTCACAGGGTTTTGATTTATCTACGGCAACTGCAAGTGGTTCAATTGCATACTCAAAGCATATCAACGCACTTTCAAACGCAGATGAGTGGGATATCAATATGGTTGTAACTCCTGGTGTTGTTAAAAGATTACACTCTTCAGTTGTAGATGATATTATTGAAATGGTTGAACAAAGAAGTGACTGTTTCTACATTATGGATGGAACTGCACAAGATGATACAATAGATCAAGCAACAGGACAAGCATCCGCAGTAGATTCTAACTATGTTGGAACTTACTATCCATGGGTTAAGACAATCGATGTAAATACAAATAAATTAATAGCAGTACCACCATCAGTATTACTTCCTGGCGTATTCGCATCTAACGATAGAGTAGCAGCAGAATGGTTCGCACCAGCAGGTTTGAATAGAGGTGGATTGTTAGGAGCAGTTAGTGTGTTGAATAGACTTACTCACTCTGAAAGAGATACTCTCTACGAAGGTAAGGTAAATCCAATCGCTCAATTCCCTGGACAAGGTATTGTGGTATTCGGACAGAAAACATTACAAGATAAACCATCTGCACTTGATAGAATCAATGTTAGAAGATTGTTGTTGACTGTTAGAAAATACATCGCATCTACTTCTAGGTATTTAGTGTTCGAACAGAACTCTTCTGAAACAAGAAATAGATTCTTAAATATTGTTAACCCTTATTTAGAGGGAATCCAACAAAGACAAGGTCTTTACGCTTTCAGAGTTGTAATGGATGAGAGTAACAACACACCTGATGTAATTGATAGAAACTTCTTAAAAGGAGCTATCTATTTACAACCAACAAAGACAGCTGAATTTATCCAAATTGATTTCAACATCCTACCAACGGGTGCGGCATTCAACGGATAATTTAAAAATTGAATATTTATAATAAATAAAATAGTAATAAAATGCCAGAAATATTAGAGTTTGATAAAATGTTCTATAAAAATTTTGAACCGAAGCTTTCGAATAGGTTCATTATGGAACTAAATGGTATAGAGTCATACATCATCAAAACAGCAAGTAGACCAACATTTACATCTGAAGTTGTTGAATTAGACCACATCAATGTAAAAAGAAAAATCAAAGGTAAATCTACTTGGGATGATATCAATATCACACTTTATGATCCAATTGTACCATCCGGTGCACAGCAAGTGATGGAGTGGATTAGACAATCACACGAATCACTTACAGGTAGAGATGGTTACGCTGCATTTTATAAGAAAGATATAACTTTCTATCTTTTAGGACCAGTTGGTGATAAGGTTGAACAATGGACTTTGAAAGGAGCATTCATTTCATCAGCAAACTTCGGTGAATTGGATTGGTCAGGTAATGACCCATTGAGTATAGAATTAACAATATCATACGATTACGCAATATTGGAATATTAATAGTTTTAATCTTAAAATAAGAAAGGGGAGCATTTATGTTCCCCTTTTATTTTTTCAAAACTACGATATATATAATAAAGAAAGTTATATAAACTATGGAACAAAACATTGAACAACAAGTTACAAGAGGGCCGGTACAACAACCAATTGCACAAAAAACGTACCCATTCCCAACAGAAATTATCAGTTTACCATCAAAGGGATTGTGTTACCCAGAAGGACACCCACTATCTAAAGGTGAAATTACAATTAAGTTAATGACTGCAAAAGAAGAAGATATTCTTACTTCTGCAAATTTAATTAAAAAAGGAATTCAGTTAGATAAACTATTAGAATCAATTGTAGTTGAGCCTGGGGTAAATATAAATGATTTACTCATTGGTGATAAGAACGCAATACTTATAACATCAAGAATATTAGCATTTGGACCGGAGTATGATGTTACTATAACGGATCCTGAAGAAAGAGAGCCCGTTGAAGTGGCAGTTGATTTATCTAAAATAAAGATAAAAGAAGTTGATGAAACAAAATTAAATAGGAATAATGAATATGATTTTCTTTTACCTGTTTCAAAAACTACAATTAAGTTTAAGTTATTAACACATGGTGATGAACTTGCAATAAACAAAGATGTTGAAGCAAGTCAAAAGACACTAAAAACATCAAATGAGATTACTACACGGTATAGAAGAATCATTACCGAAGTGGATGGTAATAGGGATTTGGGATATATAAGTTCATATGTAACCAATAGATTGTTGGCGGGAGATTCTAAAGCATTAAGAAAATATATAGGTGAGATAACTCCGGATTTGGATTTAACATTTGAATACCAATCACCGTTTACAGGGGAGACGGAGGCTCTACGCATCCCGTTTGGGATTGACTTTTTTTACCCTACCGATTAATTATTCAGTAATGCTCCATC